CCTTGATGATTTTTTGAATAATCAAAATTAAACTTGACAAAGCCTAGAGTTGTGATAGACTCTAGGCTTTCTTCATTGGAGAACTACAAATGGATTTGACAAGAGACTGGATTTATGACATTGAAACGTACAAGTCAGCTTTTACGTTTGGTGTTATTCGTGCAGATGGTAAACACGCACGAGTATTTGAGGTTTCCAGCCGCTTAAATGAGCTAGAGCGCATCTATGCTTGCATTGATTACATTGAAGCCAATGCAGGTCGTTTGGTAGGTTTTAACAACATAGGCTTTGACTATCCCATCTTGCATGAAGTTCTTATCTCTCGTAGTCGTTGGCTTGCTAAGTCAGGTCGGCAAGTTGCTATTGATATACACAAACTTGCACAAAAGCAGATTGATTCGTTCAAGGACAATGGTTTTGGTCATAGTATTAAAACTGAAGAGCAAATTGTTCCTCAAGTTGACTTGTATCGCATTCATCACTTTAACAACAAAGCAAAAGCTACTGGTCTAAAGATGCTGGAATTCAACATGCGTATGGACAACATCGAAGACTTACCTTATGCTGTAGATGCAGAATTAACTGCAGATGAAATTGACAAACTTAAAACTTACAACATGCACGATGTGCGCTGTACTCTTACGTTCTATTTGAAGTCCCTTACACAGATTGAATTCAGAGATAACCTGAGTATCAAACTCGGTCGTGATTTTACCAATGCTGATGATACTAAGATTGGTGCAGAGTTCTTTCAGATGAAACTTGAAGAGTCAGGTGTAAAGCTGCACAAGTTTAAAGACGGTAAGAAAGTCATGATGCAAACTAAGCGTGACAAGATTGCAATTAAAGACTGCTTGTTTAAATACTACAAGTTTGATCGTCCAGAATTTCAAGCTGTTTATGATTGGTTTTCTAAGCAGGTGATTACTGAGACAAAGGGTGTTTTTTCAGACATTGAAGAGCATAATCTAGGGTTAGTGGCTAAATATTCAAACCTTACGGTAAAGCGCAAGAAGTTCAAAAGTGCTCCAACTGAACGAGATACTGATGAATTCAAGAATGAGCATCCTATGGGTTGGATTGAAGTAGAAGAACTCAAAGCTACTGAATACTTGTTTGATGCTAATGGTGAACATGTAATGGATTACCCGCTGGATGCAGATGGTTGTCCAGACCTCAGTAAGAAGCGTAAGAAGGTCCGTGTAGCGAAGAAATCCTATTGGGGATGCTACCGTATTGCTGAGACTCTAAACGTGCTTGTAGACGGTTATAGGATTGATTTCGGTGTAGGTGGTGTACATGCATCTTTATCTGAGAAAATTGCAAGTGCAGGTAAAACCTATATGCTAAGGGATGCTGATGTAAGTTCAATGTATCCCAATATTGCTATTTCAAATAAGATTTATCCTGAGCATCTTGGTGCTGAGTTCTGTGTAATTTATCAGGATATGTATGAGCAACGCAAATCATATGCAAAGAACACTGCAGAGAATGCAATGCTTAAACTTGCTTTGAATGGTACGTATGGTAAGAGCAACGATAAATACTCTGTGTTCTATGATCCTAAGTTTACAATGTCGATCACCATCAACGGTCAACTGTCTTTGCTAATGCTTGCTGATCGTTTACTGCAGATTCCAAAGCTAAAGTTAGTCCAACTAAATACAGACGGTTTGACTGTAGCTATGACACGAGATAGTGAAAAACAGTATAATGCTATTTGCTTGCAATGGCAAAACGATGTAAAGCTTGATTTGGAATTTGTGGATTATCAGAGCATGTACATTCGTGATGTAAATAACTATATTGCTTTATACACAAATGGTAAGGTAAAGCGCAAAGGTGCATACCAGTATGAAGATTTAGGTTGGCATCAAAACCAAGGTGGTCTAGTCATTCCAATGGCTGCAGAAGCTGCTATGTTGCATGGTAAGGATGTGCGTGAGTTCATTCAAGAGCGACTTGATCAAGGTCACATCTTTGATTTCATGCTACGTACAAAAGTTCCTCGCAGTTCCAAACTTGTGTTAGAATTCGAAGATGGTCGTGTAGAGCAACAACAAAACATCTGCAGGTATTACCCTTGTAAAACTGGTGGTAAGCTTGTGAAGTTGATGCCTGCATTGCCAGATAGTGAAGATAAGACAGATCGCAGGTTAGGAATTGATACATCTTGGAATGTAAAAACCTGCAACAACATCGCTGACTTCGGTTATGATGCTGACTTGGATTACTATGTGAGTGAAGCTGAAAAACTGGTTATTAGAAAGGATTAAACATGGATATCATTAAACGATTGAGAAATAATTTACAACCACAAGGAACTGCTCCTGTGGTAAGATTGCATCTAGCAGGCTATGGAATGTTTGATAGTAATTTCGTTTCAGGTTGCATTGATGATCTTGAAAAAATTGTAATACGAGCAGAATTGGGTGGAGTCCCATCTAATTTAGAAAAGTTAGCGTATCAATTGTTGCTAGATTCTGCACATATTGATTTAAAATACGAACGTGAGCGTGAACAATGGTTAAAGGAGAATACATGAACGAACGAATTAAAGAACTTGCAGAAAAAGCTGGTAGTACTCATAAACAAAACCTTGGTGTATACCAATTCTATGCTGACGAACTAGAGAACTTTGTTAAGTTAATTTTGCAGGAATGCATCAAAGAGATTGAACCTGATGAAGAGTGGCGAAGAGATGCTTCATGGGGTTATCTTGGTGGTGAAGAGGGAGTAGCACTGTTAGACGCCGCAATAATTACAATTAAAGAGCATTTTGAGGTACAATCATGAGTTACGGTGGACTACCAATGTGGGTATATGAAGCAATCTATGAGCATGACCTTGCACAGATGCATTGCTGCTTTGAAGATGAATGGTTTGCTGGTACATCTAAGATGCTACCTGAGCATGTAATCAGTATTTCAAAAGCTACTTTTAAAACACACGATAAAGGAGGGTGGAATTATGACAACTGAATCTGAGATGCTTCGCAAACGCTGTGATGCTTTGCTAACTGCACTAATTGGTAAAAACCTTGTTGATAACTGGTGGAAATCACCTAACAAAGCTTTTTGCGATGATACTCCTGAAGTTATCTTTACGGTAGCACCAAGAACAGTGTACAATTATTTGATGAAATATTACGATGCAGGTGGATCATGAAGTACAAATACGAGTATAATAAAGAGTACCAGACGCTACAGCAGTTTGATGCCAACGGTGTGCTACGATCTAGCATGTCTATGCCACAAAGTGATTTACACAAATTAGTTATACTGAGTTACCAAGAAAATTTTATGAAGGATGTTGACTTGGAGTCAGAATTTGATGTATAATTGAGATATCGCGGGTGTACCGGAACGCTCTTCTAAAGCGTAGTACCGTAATGGAGTCAATGTAAGTTCGAATCTTATCTCCCGCACCAAATAAGGGTTTAAAATGCAATGTGCTTTATGTGGAAAAGAAACAACAAATCCTAGATTTTGCTCTAGAGCTTGTGCTGCAAAGTTGACTAACAGGGAAAATCCAAAAATAAGGTTGACAAAGAAATGTACAAAATGTGATAATATTGTTAGATCATACAGGAGTACCTTATGTGAGAAGCATTTTAAAGAATACTCTGAGAGATACAAAAATGAAGTAACCATTGGAGAATATAGAAATAAAAGTTCTGTTAAAGGGAAACACCCATCTTGGGTACATTCCCACATACGTAATTTTGCAAGAAGTTGGTTATCTGAAATGAGAAGCTTACCTTGTGCAAAGTGCGGTTATAATTTACACGTTGAACTTGCTCATATAAAAGCCGTCTCCGAATTTAATGATGATACTAAACTCTCGGAAGTTAACAGTAAATCAAATGTAATACAGTTGTGTCCAAATTGTCATTGGGAGTTTGATAATTTACCAAGAGATGGTATATTTTCAAAACTTTTGAAAGAACTTGGAAATTTAAATTAGTCCCGATCCTCTGCGGAGTTTCAAATCCCTAGAAACAAAGTACGATGCGAGGTAGGTGCAAACCCTATCATTTAAAACAGATGTACTTGTGGCGTAGTACACTGCGGATTTCCAGCCAAAGGGTTGTCGCCCGGATGTAACAAGACACTATAAAACCTATTTAGGGATAGGGGCTATAGTTCAGTATATTTCAGGTTGGGTAAGCGTCCGGGGCTTACTATTTGGGGAGAAAGACAGTTGTAATACTGAACACTTCTGAGATACGGAATATACTGAACTATAACTAAGGAGTAATATGAAAAATCTACTGATTGGTTCTCGTGCATTGGAATACTGGAGTCCTGACTTTAAGTGCAAACCTAATGCTGATTGGGACATTATTAGTTTGCATGAAATCAAAGATGATACTAAACGCATTGAGCATCACGCTTTTAATGCACTAGGTAGCTCTGATCTGCAGCGTTATGCATCCGATGAGTACATTGATATTGCAGGTCAACGTGTCTATATCGTTACTCCAATTGGACTGACGATTATCAAACGCAGTCACCTGTGGCGTGATCTAAGCTTTCAAAAGCACATTACGCACTACCATAAGCATCTTGCAAAGTATAGGTCTTTGTTTACAGAAGTTGATGAACTCATCCTTGAGAACAGAACGAAGTTAACTATGGTAGCTTATCCACAAGGTCATCCTAGCTTGAAGAAATCCGTAGAAGACTTCTTTGATGACTATGTTGAGAAGAAATACAATCATGACTATTTGCATGAACTTGTTGCATATCACGACAAACCGTTGTATACTCAGCTTCAACGTGATTCAAGTAGTGCTTGGTGCGACAAAGACCTATGGGATAAGCTATCAACTGCAGATAAAATCAAATGCGTAGCTGAAGAGGCACAGGTCATTGCAATCGAGCGTTTTCTTGTACCAAGTAACTGGAACTATGCACCAAGACATGCTTACCTAAAAGCACTGGATAAAGTATGCACTACATTGTGCAGTGGTTGGTTCCGTGAATTCGCCATTGACAATTATCCTGAAATCTTCAATTTGTGTGATACAATAAAGTTTGACAACATTAGAAAGGAACTAGAACATGGCACGAACTAAAGTAGAACTAACAGTAGAGCAGCAGATTGCTCAGATTCAACAAGAAGCCGCAGAGAAGATCAAGCAACTTCAAACGGCACTGCCTTGGAATAAACGCTTCAAGACTGCATTTGAGAAGTATCTTAAATTAAGCGGCAGCAAGCTTGACATTAGTAGTTACATGCGTGGTCATGCACCGGAAAGTCACGTTGTGCATGAAATCAATGATTGCTTGCGTGAAGTTAATCTAAGTGTCAGGTATAATTCTGCAACCTTTGATAATTCAATGCACAATCAAACCTCGGTAAACGATTACGTTGACAACTACGAATTAACTGAGTACGCTGTATATACAATCTTTGAAGTCCTTGAAGGTAAAGAAATTGTAGGTTACGTTCAGATCAACTGCCAATATTCGTCGTATAATGGCAATGAGTACAGCAACTTCTATTTTGTAAAGCCAAAAGAAGTAACTTGTACTGTCTTTAATGCTTATAACCCTTGAAAGGAAACAAATGTTAAAAGATAAAATTGTAGCTTTGCTTGCTGAAGCTGATCCTGAAGCAATTCGTGAATTATTTCATGGTGGAATTACTGAGGATATTCGTTGGGATTCAGAAGAAATTACAGAGTTTCGTAAATTACTTTCTGATGCAAATATTAAGTTTGAATTCGCAGATCGTTACGGCGGTGAAGATCAAGGCTCTGACTACTGGTCTGTATATTCATTTACGAATGGTATGGAAGCAGTGTTTATTAAGTTTGATGGTTGGTATGCTTCTTATGAAGGGTCAACATATGATGAATTCTATGAAGTGCAAGCTGTAGAGAAAACAATCACTGTATTTGAAAAGAAATAAAGGAGTAGATATGACGCTTAAAGATACTTTAAAAATCATTATTGATCAGTTATCTGACGATGATAAAGAAACCTTTATGGATGGCTATGGACCAGAGGAAGTATTTGATAATCAACTAATCGTTGTAAAAGAAGTAGACAGTTACGGTGGTGAAGACATGGGTTCAGATTACTGGTCTGTGTACTCGTTTACCAAAGACAACGAAGAAATCTTTGTTAAATTTTACGGTTGGTATGCAAGTCACTGCGGTTCAGAATACCGAGGATACAAGTTCGTAGCTCCAAAAGAGAAAACGATTACTGTTTACGAATGAAAAGAATTTCTGCAAACAAACCTTACGATGATTACTGGTTGTATATAGTGTATCATCGTAAGGAAAATCGTAGAATGGCTAATTTAGTTTCAAAAACTGATAAAGATATTAGAACAACAATTTCGTATGCCAGATATCTCATGTCAGTTCATTTGAACAGGGTCTTGGAAAAAGATGAACATGTTGACCACATTGACAACGATAAAATGAACGATGTAATAACTAACTTGCAAATTTTATCTCCACAAGAGAATAAATTAAAACAAGAAATACACAATTCAATTGTTAATCCAAAGTTTGTAACTTTAAAATGTTCATCTTGTGCTATAATATTTGAATATCCTGCAAGGAATTACAGATTCCATTCTAAACATGGTCAACAAAAATTTCATTGTTCAAGGCAGTGTAGTTATGAAAGCTTAAGGAAGCGTTGCTAATATTGGCCTAAGGACTGAGCTTATATCTCAGTATAGCCCTGTCTAGATAAGGCAGTGTAATGTGGGTTCGATTCCCACCGCTTCTACCAAAAATAAAGTCAATTAACTGTTGACACAGCATTTGCAATTTGCTATAATTGCACTTCGGTTGACGAGCTTTGCGAGGCAATGCTCTCAGCGGTTACTACTTCCGTTACAAGTAGAGTCTTTTATTAATAGTCGAAAGGAAATATTATGCAAAAACTAACAGGTATGCTTCTCTATGTGTCACTCAACAAACCAGTCAAAGGTTATGTTAAAGCAGGAGAGCCACCAAAACCAGACGAGTGGAAAGCTTCTGTAGCTATTTCAGATGAAGATGTTCTAGATGAATACGAAGCATTTGCCAATGGTATTGATGCTAAGACTTCAATCAAGAAGGTAAAAACAGCTGAGTTTGAGGCAATCTACAAAGTTGCACCTCCAGAAGATGCTGGTAAAAACGTATGGGTTATCACACTACGTAAGAGCACAGAGTTAGGTAAAACTGGTAAACCAGTCCCTGAGCTGTACAAACCAAGAGTCTTTGAGAAAGTTGGTAAGACTCTGGTAGATGTTACAAATAGCAAACTACCTGCAAACGGTTCATACGGTTCAATCAGCATTGATAAGTTTGAGCGCACAAACGGTACAGCTTCTTTGTATCTAAAGAATGTTCTTGTTACTGAAATGATTGAGTACGTACAGGAAGAGTCATCTTATAATCCCGGTGATGAATTTGATGATGAGCCTAAGGCTGAAAAGCCAAAAGCTAAACCTGAGGCTAAAGCTCCAGCAGCTAAACCAAAAGCTCGTGCTAAGGTTGAAGAAGAGGATGATACAGATATTCCTTTTTAAGAATATCTTAGTATCATATCAGCATAAATAACTTGAAAGGTTAACATGACAAAACAGACTCGGGATATTATTACTATCTTGGCTATTCTTACTTTTGCAATTCTTTTGATCATCTTTGGTCCACTTGCAATTATTTGGTCACTTAATACAATGTTCCCAATTCTAGCAATCCCCTATGGTTTCTTGCAGTGGCTTGCTGTAGTTGTAATGAATCTTACACTCTTCAGTAAATCGGCTTTAACTTTCAAAAAGGATTAATATGAATCAAAAAGAAGCAATCGCAAAACTAGTTCGTATTTACACTGAAGAGCAGTCATTAGCTGAAGAGGTTAAAGAGATTAAGGATAGTGCAAAAGAGGCTGGACTTGACGCCAGTATCCTATCTGCAGTAGCTAAAGCTATTGTAAAAGGTAAAGTAGATGAACTCAAAGAGAAATCAGATGAGATTCTGAAAGCTATTGAAGTAGCTCGTAGCTAATATAAAGCCCCTTGGTTAACAGCCTTGGGGCTTTTTACATAAGGACAAGCATGAGTAAAAGATTATTAATCGTAGACGGTGATTTAGTAGCATACAGACACGCTGCAGCTGCTGAGAGTAGAACAATCATTGCAAAGCATTTGGACTCAGGTAGAGAAAAAGAGTTTAAAACAAGAACAGCAACACAAATAGCTACAAATATGTCCCCATTATGTCTTGCAGTCTTTGAAACAAATTAGTATTATATAGGTAGTTGTTGCTGGGTTATTTGTGATATCGACTAACACCATGTTAGAAGATATGACGGTAGTCTGGTTTCAATATTAGTATAAAAGTACCCCTTGAGGAAGCATTAAAACAAATTCCACATAGGGGTATTTTTAGTTTGAGTTATTAGCAGAATTACCACCAAAAATTCTACCTCCAAGCAATCCACCAGCTGCAATAGCTGATCCGTATCCAACAGCATTATTAGCAATATTCTTTACTATAGGATTTTTTATATTTTGAAGTCTGTTTTTACCCAATTCAGATAACTCTTGTTCCCACATGTTATCAATAGCTTGATATTTTAAAGACAAATTTCTTAATTTATTTCTAAATAACAAAGCTTTTAATTCATTTTCAGGAAGTATTTCTGCTCCAAATCTTTCAAGTAAAGCATATCTAGCTTGTTCAGGAGTTTCGATTTTAATACCTCTCTTTTGGGCTTCTTTAAAGAAGTCATCAACTTTATTCACAGCTTCGATATTTTTAAATTTCAGACTATCTTCAGTAAAAATATTCAAAGTATTTCTTAATTTCATAGCAGCTTCCTTTGCCCCTGTAGAACCTTTTATTGTACCAGTAGTGTCCCAAATAGCTGGACCAAATTCTCTTTCTATCATGTCATCAATAGCAATTCTAGCCTGTTGAATTCCTTCTGTAGTATGAGGATAATCTTTTACAATGTTAAGTCCATTGTTTTTTATAGCATTAAATGTGTAAGAATCGTCTCCACCAGGTCTAAGCAATGAAGAAGGTTTCATTTTATTCCCAACATATTTATCTAAATCACTCCACTTATATGGAGATGGATTTTCTTGTAAAAAAGGAATCATATCTTCTTTGTATGTTTTGTCTATACCTTTTTTAGCAGCATCTATATTACGATTCCTGTCTACCTTTAAGTT